CGCCACCGCCACCGCCACCGCCACCGCCACCCGTCACCGCCTGCGTCCGCATCCCGCCGGTCACGCCAGCGACGGGCGAGGTAACGGACTTCACGGCCAAGATCGTGGATGGAGCCGGGGCGACTTGGACGATTGCACCGCGCGTACAACCCGGAGATACAGTGCCCGGACAGGTGACGCTCAAGCGCAATGGCGTGCAGCAGTTCGGCGGCGTCGAGTATGCCTACCGCAAAGGCACTGGCCCCGTATGCGTCACCGACTTCAAGAGCGGGCCGGGAGTTTCATGCTATACGGGGTCGGTGTGGAACTTCGTGGCGGGCGCGGCGGGGTGCTAGGACGCGACTTGCATCTTCGCTACGCACTCGACGATTGCGCAGTTGAGGTCAGCATTCATGGCATGTGAGCCAAAGGGCCCAGCCCCTCCTATTGTGACCGACCACTCAACTAGATCGCCAGAAGTGCGGATCGAGCGTATCCCAAACCTCTTCATCAGCGCCATCGCCTGCGCATCGTCGTGGAGGGGTCTGTAAGTGATTGCAAATTCCGCTCCATATCTGGCGCGAACTAGTCCTTCAATCTCTCCAACGATGGTCAATCCCATCGCCTCTGCGCACAGCTTGGTCATCTCAAGGTCCGTCACACCTTCCTCCCATAAACAATCCTCGGCACCCTCACGCATTTGCGCACCCATACGCTCTTGATGATCGCTCCGGAGGAGTTGCGCTCGTCGAAGCGCTGGGCGATCGTGAATCCGGTTTGGCACATAGGGTCAGCGATAGTGAAAGGAGCTGCGACCGCAGGCACAACCGCAGGGAGCGCGGGATTTTGTTGCACTGACCTTTCCTGCGGCGCAGCATTGACATTCTCGCACATCAGCGCGAGAAGGAGGATTAGTCCTCGCTCAATCCTGGCGAAATTTGTGCGCGTGACCACCATATTTTCCAATCCTCCTTCGTAAATCCTTTGGCAGCAAGATTTCCTGCTCCAGCTTCCGGTCCATTAGCGCATCCGAGACACGCGCAACCAAGAGGCCCAGGTTCGCACCAGCGCATTGCAAACTCAACTGGCAATCGTCGCATCGCTGCATCAAACTGTTGCTCACGCTCAGTCACGTCATCATCAACGCCAAAATACACGCCGCCGCAATGAAGCACAGCGCTAAGCGGTATTGCCACCTGTTTGGACTCAGCCGCTCAAGGCGCTGGCGCGGAGTGATGGCGTCGCCGATCATGCGCGGTCCTTGAGGGCAGCGTCGATGGCGGCGTCGAATTCAAGCCCAGCGATGCGCGCCTGCTGGCTATCAATGATGGCAGTCCTCACCTTTGCGGCTTCGAGAAGTCCATCGAACGCGGCCTTCAGCTCATCCTCGACCCTCATGTGCCCCTTGATCTCGGTCTGGGCGAGTTCTATAGCACGACGGTCGTCCTGACGGCGCTGAATCTTGGTGATGCGCCGATCAGTCATATAGGCTCCATGATCGAATTCTAATGGCGGACTCGACTCGGGCGTGGCAGGGCGGGAGGTCATGGTGAGGATGTCCATAGATTTTGTGGATGGACTGCGAAGAAAATTTGGCGCAAGCAGTAACGGGCAACATCATTAGCTTGCTCCTCCGTTTCGCACCAGCCACTTTCTGAGTAGATGCCATATTGAACATGCCATTCGAAACCCCCGTCTTTCGGTATGATATTCACGTCTTCCTCCCATCGGCTTCGGCGGCGGAGAGCGCAGCATGTAAGCCTTCAACGGCTGCGACGAAATTTGCCTTCAGTATCTCTCGGTCATTTTGCGTTAGAACATGGTCGAAATTCGGGCTGTCGCGGAACATCGCCATTGCATCGCCCGCTTTCTTCCACGCTCGCGCAGCTTTGAGCACCTGGTCGCTCGACGGCTGGCGCTCGGCACATGCACGTTCCAGTTTCTCAGATAGTTTCCCGTGTAGAAAATGTTTTTCGGCATCGAATGCTCTTTCACTATCCGAGCGGCGCAGGGCGGCGATGATTTGCTGGCGCTTCTCTATAGACGAAAATTTCCACCAGTCAATCCTGCCAGCTTCAAGCTCTCGCTCAATCTCGTCCGCAAGCTCAATGTTGGTCATGGGCGCTCCGGTGGGGGTGGGAGGGCATAGGTGTAGAACCAGTCGCTCGTATCTGTGTGCGTGTAGACGCCTTTTGCTCCAGCCGCAATGTAGACGTAACCATTCGGCACTACGCTAACCGGATGCGCCCACCCCTGCCCGAGCTTCTCGATGAGGGCAGCGGCGTCGGCAATGGCTTCGTTCCAGACTGGAACGCCGGTGTCTATACAATTCAGCCGCTTCACCGTCGCTGCCGCGTCGGGTGCAGCAGCCGCAGGCGTAACAGACGCGCTATCGCCGTTATCAGTGATAGTTCTGACGGCGCTGCGTTCGATTTCGACCTCGGCAGAGTGCGCGCTCCTTGACTGCACCTGCGGCGCTGCATTCTGTTCCCCCAGCTGCTCCTTGGCTGCTCGTTCATTTTCCCATTTCATGTTTGCTCTGCAGTTAATTGGGGTGCAATCCTTTGTAGCCAGCAACATGGCCTCTGTCACTATCGCCTCCTCGCGCACGGATTCGAGCGAGAGGGCGCGCTGATTCCAATGTCGAGCAAGTTCTGCTTCGTCATCTAGATTTGGCCCGAACGTTTCGCATTTGAGGCACATCACATACTTCGTCTTAACACCGCGCTTGAGTTCAGCGCGTCCGCCGCAAAACGGGCACGGCAAGAGCGTAATATTTCCCATCTCCGCGTCCTTTCTCGTCAGTGCGTCATCGGCCATCGTGATGCCCCAGTCTTCTGCGTATCATTTTTCGGACAGAGCGGAGTATTCGCTCTGCATCCTTTCGCGCCGCGCGTTGAATCTCCCGTCGCCGAGCCCCACGCCTCATGTCAAGGCATACCAAGTCCCAAGCTAAACGACGCGCCAAGTCATCGGCCATCGGGGCGGGCTTTCCGGTCATGGCTTGGTCGCATCCTTGAGGTTCTTGAGCACGTCGCTGACAGCCTCGGCTGTATACGGTTTGTCTCGATCCGTAAGCGATCCGCCGAGCGTGACAATATCGGCAACGACAGCTACAGGAACCGTAACCGTTCCAAGCGCAGCCTTAGTGAGTGATTGAAGCATCGCGAACATGGTCTATCTCCTCTTGGCCTTCGCTGCGGCGTGGGCGGCGCAGGCGTTGATAAACGTCTGCCATCTTGAGCGCTGCCAAGACTTAATGTGCAAATCTCCAATGCCATCCTCAGATAATCCTGGATAGCCCATGAGCGGCGCATCTAGAACATCATAAAGTCTCATCGCCGCCCGCTCCACCCTCCGCAGCGTGTTCCGGCTCTTGCGGGGAGAGGTCATCGCGGCTCCTTCGCGTCAGGCGGGAGGTCATATATCCATTGGCGAGCGATTTCACAGAGCGCAACGAACACGGCGTCCTTATCGCGCTCCAGTTGCCCAAGCTGCGCGTAAGGAACAAGGTCTGGATGCGTCTTGACCTCGCGGTCATACTTCTCGCCGAACGTCCAGCCCATCGCGAAATAAGCTTGCATCCAACTTCCGTGAAGCTCCTCGGGCGATGCGGAACGTTGCGGCCCGCATTGGCGCGAGATTACGGGCAGGAACTGACTGCGGAAGGCATCCTCACGTTCAGCCCATAGCACCGGAATGACGGGTGCACCAGCGGCCTGCGCGGCAAGCCTCGCGGCGTTATAGACAAATTCTGCACGGCGTTCATTCAAGATCATCTCATCTCCTCCCTGTGCGCTTGCGCTTGAGAGCGGCGGCGCGTGTAATCTGCTCCGCAAGTTCCCATCCCACTTTGCGGACCGCCTCGTGCAAAATGTGTCCCGTAGCGTAGAGTCCGCGACGATGCGCCTCATGGTGAATCGCTATCAGACGCGGAACGAAATCGTTGCGTGAGTCGTACAGCGCCCGCAAGGTCTTGGCGGAGGCGGTCATGGGCACAGCGCAAGCAGCGCAGTATGCTGCGCGGCGACCTCTGCAAGAAATTGCGTGACAGTATCCTTGAGCTGCGCGATATAGAGTGGGTCGCGCGGGATGCGCTTGATATAGAGTTGCAGCTTAACCGGCAGTCGCGGATCGAAGCTGATGAAGTCGCACCACTCGCGGTCAGTGATCCAGAGATAGCCCTGTATCTGGGCCAGATGCTCGCACTCCTCGGTGAGCATCGTTTGCAGATGCGTCGCGCTCGTCGGGCACTTGATCTCTATGATGCCGTCCGCGTCGATCAGCCCATCCACTGAGCCGCCGACATACTGGATTGTCTTGTGATGCACGAAGCCGGTTTCCGTCACCATGCGGCCAGTCTGCGACTCATAGGCCATGCGGGCGAGCGGCTCCGTGTCAATGCCGTGCTGCATCGCTGCGGTGACATAGCGCTCGGTCGGATGCTGCGTCAGGCGCTCGATGACGAGTTCCCAAAGATACTTCTGGCGGTCTGCACCCGGCTTGCCCGACTTGAGCCTGTCCATGATCGCCGCGAACCGACTCCCGGTTGCGTGGCCTACGCGGGCCATAAGCCAATCTACGCCGCGTTGCTCGCCTTCTTCTAGGACTGCGCTCATAGTTCAACCTCATGATCCTGATATTCCTTGATCGCCTTGACGACCTCCGAGAACTCGGAAATGTGTCCATATCTCTGGACGAAAGTAGCCAGCATTCCGCGAGCGTCTGTCTTGTCATTTATTTCCTTCTGAATCGCGCGCCGTTTCGCTTCCTCGGCCAATCGCAGGGTGCGTTCGGCCTGTTCCTTCGCCATACGTTCGGCGCGCTCCTTTTCCTCTTGCTCGCGCTTGGCCTTCTCAATTACAGCACGTTCAGCGCGTAGGCGTTCTTCCTCCTTGGCACGTTCGGCTCTCGCTTTGCGATCTGCTTCCTCGCGCTCGGCGCGAGCCTGGTTCTCCGCAGCCTCAATCCGCTGCCGCGCCTCGCGCTGATCTGCTTCCAGTTTGGCGCGCTCTTTGGCAAGCGCGGCCCGTTCCTCCGCGAGTTTCTTTTCTTGCGCTTCCCGCGCCGCTCGTTGTTCAGCCTCGATGCGCGCTGCCTCTGCGCGGATTCGTTCTTCGCGCTCGCGTTCTGCCCGCTTCGTTTCCGTTTCGATCTGCTGCTTGATCGGAAGCCTCAGGGCATCCAACTTGTCAGCAATGCGCCGCGCCTCGGAATCCACGAACCGTCCATAGGCAAGGCTTGCCTCTTTCTCTGCCGTGCGTGCTTTCTCCAGCGTGATGTTATGCGTATTGATGTCCTTGTAAGCGGCTTTTGCCTGCATCATCCCGTCTGCCGTGGCAACAGCAAACACGACATCCTTATAACGCGACGCAAGATCGGCTATGACCGCTTCCGTCGATTTGTACGCCGCAATTTCCGTATTCATACCTCGCTCTCCCGTTCCTTGAGTGATTTCAGCTTCTTCACCGCCGCATTCTTCAATTCATCGTAAGAGGGGATATCCCCCGCAGCCTGACACGCGGCAACGATGGTTTTCCATGTCGCCTCCCACGCTTTCTTGTCCGCAGCCTTCTCGATGTCCTCCAGATACTTGAACTTGATGCTCTCCGCGAGCACATGCGGTTCCGCACCATCTGTGTCAGCATCCTTTGGCGCAAGGCCAGTCGCGGCAAAGAGCGTGTACCGTTGCAAGTAAGAGGTCGTGCTTCCTATCGCCTGGATACTGTTCTTGCTGCCGGAGGTATCGGGGAGCGCGGACATGCTGACTTGCTCGCTATGCCCCTGAACATGCGTCAGGATGCAGGTTACGCGGATCATGCCGCCGTCTGCCTGCTCCACGTTCCAGCGGTGCGAGAGGCCGTGGGCTGAGAGTGCCGCGCCGATCAGTTCGGATGCGTTGTCGAGCGTGGCGTGCTTGTAGGAAGTCTTGCCAGCGCCGAAGGATACTGTTTTGTCCTTCATGATCTGCGGAGGATTCGCCTTGAACGCGGCCAGCGCGGAGACATAAGCCTTGCGCCCCTCGGACGCCTCCCATTTTTCCTTAACTTCCAAGAGCGCGGACAGCTTCGCCACATCGAACGCTGGATCACTTGCCGCCCGGTCAATGATCTGCATCAGCGAGCGCGAATCACTCTCGCGCTGCAATTCTTTTACGACTACCTCACGATTGCTCATTGCGTTCCTTTCTAATCCCAACAATACGGACACGTGCAATGCGCCCGCTTGCCGGATTCGCAGCCGCCGGATGCCTTATGGCTCGGGGCGAATACGTCAGTCGGAAGTCCCGGCGATTCATAGAACTCGCGGCAGCCCGGACAATTCGGGTCGAGGCGCCCTTCGCGCTCCCAACGCAGGATCATTGTGGCACGGTCTTCGGGCGTCTCGTTCGGGATGAGCCAAGTCATGATTTCTCCCGCTCGGCGAGCATGGCGTCGGCATAGAGATATGCTTTGTGAGCAATAAATGCGCGGAATTCTTCTATTTGATTTTTAGGGTCCTCAAATTGTTTTGCACTTTCTCCCATCCACTCATGCGATAGGAATGCCGGTAACGCCGCCGCCGCGAAATAATCGCGCAGGCTCATGCCCTGCGATTGAGAAGTCGCAGCCTTGAATTGCTCAAATGCATCGGGCGCATCTGCATCAAATACCGCATTCGCAATAGGAAACGCCGGTCCGCCATCTTGGCTCATTTCTCCCCCTTCGCCGCCTCGGGCTGTGCAGCGCTCATTCGTCGCTCCAGCCAAGACACTCGACAGCTTCAACGCGATAGCCTTTAAGGAGCTTTGTCCGATTTGCCTTGCGGATAGCTTCCTCGACATTGCGGGCAACGACTGTCCGCGAATCGACATTTACTGCGCCATCCTTCGGGTAAAAGTAAGTTACCTTGAAAAGTCCGGTCATTTGATCCTCCAGATGCGCGCGCCGCCGTCAACGGCTCGCGAGGTGAATTTGCGATCCTTGGGCCAGTTTTGCGCCCCGAGCGAGCCTTTAGTGAAAATTGATTGCCCGACTTTGAGCGCACGAATCTTTCCTTGGAAGCTATTCGGGTCAGGCGCGCGACCGCCACTCCTTTTCGGTATCGGGATATTCGACTGTATCGTATATTTCACGCGCCCTCCTTCAACTTCTCCGCGCTCTCCCGTATCGCCCGGAACGAGTCCTCTAGCTCGGAGTGAGTGTAGCGGCGCTTGATTGGCACGTTATGTTCTACCATTAGCGCCTCCGCGAGCTTGCTGAACGCGATTCCGAGGTCATTGATGTCAAGTTGCGGTTCCATGTGCATCGCCTCCGGTGCCAGATATCCGTCGTACCAGTTGTCAACCATTTGGCGGACGATACTCGCCTGTTTCGAACTTGTCAACGGTTATCGTTACATTGCGCCGCACAACGGATTCCGCTTGACTAGGACTTCTGCTTGTCGGATACTGTCGGCCTCATGACCTATACTCAGCTTGTACGGCACTATGGGAGCGAAGCCGCTGCCGTCAGGGCGCTCGGCATACCGCAAAGCACCATCAACTTCTGGCGCAAGAACGGCATCCCACCTTGGCGTCAATCCCATATAGAACACGCAACGAATGGGAAACTCCAAACGAATAGATATCGTACGAAACGGGGCAACGACTCATGAGTATGGCTGAAAGATTTACGTATACACGTTGCCCCAGAGATGGAAAATTCGTGCGCGAAAAAGATTATCTCGCCCTGCAAGCCGCCCTGCGAGAGGCTCTAGACGCTTGGGGGAACCATGCTGGCGTCCTTTCAACAATCTATGCGCCCGAGCTAAAGCGCATCGCCGAACTCCGCAAATTCCTCGACGACAAATAGGAGGCAGACATGGCATTCGTAGACACCGAAAAACGCTCAGCAGGCGAAGTGCAGCAGAAGGTGGGGAGGCTGAAGCTGAGCGAGGTCGTGAGGATGACTTCCAGACTCAACATAAAAGAGGAATGGATGAATTGCAATGTCTGCACCATGGGCCAAGTCTGCAAAATCATCGGCATTCCAACTGGCGGCGACCAGCGTGATCGCCTTTCGAATTACTTCAATATAGATTATGAGATAGTCAGAGAAGCGGAAATGATGGCGCGTCCGTTTAGGGAATATGCGAATAAAACCCCGGATGAAATCGCCGACTGGCTCGCCGCGCAAGGTCTGTAATGTCCGACGCGATAGCTCGCATGGCCTTCTACTTGTCACAGGCTCCCGGCTGGGAGCCCGACCGCAGCACGTTCAAAGGCCACGCCGAGCGCGTGATCGTATCTGTGCCGCATCGGCCCGTCCGCACTCAGCCCGCCGCGATCAAGCGCAGGATCATCACCGCGCTCGAAAAAGGCCCCGCGACCGGCGAGGAAATCGCCATGCTCACGCGCTGCAATCTGCATTCGGTGCATGCGAAGCTCTCGCGGATGTATGTGGAGGGCCTCGTCAAGCGTTCGTTATCCGCCGTGTCCCCGCAGACTGGGCGCATGGTGCAGGTTTATGAGTTGAAATGAGATGAATGTAGTTCATTTGAACGCGGTATTTCCTAAATATCCCATCACCATTGAAGATAAGGGATGGGTATATGGCGTTTGGTACTGTGGGACGGCGTGGGATAAGGTCAGACTTCATGGACAATATCCGCCTACGTTTCTTAAACGCGCGCTTGCGCTTTTCCCGGAAGCCAAAAACATTTTGCATTGCCCAAGCGGAACCGTAGAAGGACCGGGGATAACTATTGACGCCAAGCGAGATGATATCCGTAAACCGCAAATAGTCTCCTGCGCGTCTTCATTGCCACTGAGTGACAGATCTCTTGACCTCATACTAAGTGATCCTCCATATACTATTGCCGATAGTAAGAAATATGGGTGCGCCCCATTTCCATTAGGAAAATTTATGCGAGAGTGCAGGAGAGTGCTTCGCATAGGCGGACATATGGGAATGCTCCACACTTACTATCCATCTTACCGGCGCAAGGAGTGGAGGCTCGTTGGACTTATCGCGGTTGTGACTGGGTTCCAGCGAGCCACGAGAATGTTCTCAATTTTTGAGAATCTCGAAGATGCCTAGCTTCCCCAAATCCCGCCGCGATCGGCTATGAGGCGCGCGGACTTATCCAAGCGTCTGCGCGATCAGCTTGCAGAAGCGCGTGCTGGCAATGCGTTCGTCGATGCCATATACGGCGATGGCAAGCCGCCGCAGGTTGTGTATCCGCCCGAGAAGCCGAAGCGGGAGCGGAAGGTGCGTGACGAGCTGGTGCCGAGCGAGCATCAGTCACAATGCGCGGTCATTTCGTGGTGGCGCTTGGCTCATGCAGGCTATGGGCTGCCAGAGTTTGCACTATTCGCCATCCCTAATGGGGGTGCACGTGATCCAATCACCGGCTCGCGGCTTAAAGCCGAGGGCGTACGACCAGGTCTCCCTGATTTGATGCTGGCGGTGAAGCGCGGGCATTACGGCGGCCTTGTCATCGAGATGAAGAAGATCGGCAACCAGACTAACACCACGCAAAAGGAAGTGCTCGCTTACTTTGGCCGAGCCGGTTATGCGTGGGAAGTGTGCTGGACAGCGGACGCGGCAATCGCCACAATAAAGAGTTATCTCGCTGCATCGTAGTAACCTAGGGGGGCGCATGACCAATGGCGATCTGATAGAGGAACTATCGCGCTATCCTAAACACTTATCCGTCAAAGTCGTGATAAGCGAAATCTGGTCATGCCTCAACTAGGTTGTAACCGTCCAAGGGAGATAGACGATGGGCCATAGGGCTAGAATTGCCCACTATCTAGGGCGAATCCTCAGGGAGGATTGGTCATGCGCAATTGGACGTATTGGGATTGGATTGCTTACACGGGACTCGCGTTCTCTGTTCTTATTCCTGCGGCTAAAGATGGACTAAAGGAACTTTCGGTGGGCGCTACTCCGCAATATCTATTGTCGCCAATCTGGACATTCCTGCCTGCGATCCTCTTTATTGGGGCCACTTGCATTCTGATTGCAAGGGCGTTTGGGTGGATTGGCGGTAATTCATCTCGTCTAGGTTCATGGTCTGACAAGATGGAACCTATAAACGAACGAACTTATCTTAATGAGACGATAGAAATAGACGGGAAAAGTTTTAACCGATGCAAATTTACCAATGTGAAATTTTTCTATCGCGGGACGGGACCAGTCGCGGTTATTGAGTGCGAAATTCAAGGCTCGCTAGCCATCGAAACTGATAGCAAAGGCGCCCATACCTATTACATGCTATCGGAACGTCTCCAGAGTTCTTCTTCTCGGGTTGTTATCGGCACGCGCAATCCCGTCTCCGGCGAAATTAAAGTCTTTAGCACGATGACTCGCAACCCCGAGCAAGCCGATCAATCCGATAAGCAGAAACGTTAACACGCTCTAATTGTCGCGCCGAAAATGCTAGGGTTCATTCAGCTAGTTTCGCGATTCATATGATTTCCTCTCAAGCATATTATTCACTTTAAGAGGATTGTAGTCAAGCATAAAGTTCAGTTTAGAAAATACTAAACGTAAGTCATTGAACCTGTTTACCTTTTATAGGTATTGACGGGTTAACTAGAAGAATCAGATAATTACAGACGCAAAAAGAGGGCGGACCGGGGGAGACTCCAACTCCCGACTTCCCGCTTAGTAGGCGGGCACTCTATGCGACTGAGTTACCGGCCCTCCAAATGCAGCACCACCACGACCTACGCGAGTGATCTTTTCTAGGGACTTGCTCGCGTAGGTCTTCTCTTTCATGGCCCGCGCACGGTGGGTTACCGGACGATCAGATGGGCTAGCTGGTTCGTGTCTCTAGGGCGCTTTAAGCGGGCCATCCGAACATTCTATCCCGCACCTTCCAGGCTAGTCCCGCGCTGTTTCAATCAAACTGAGGCATGACCCGAAATCTATGGCGCGCAAGACCTCGCGGGCGACTTCAACGATGAATACCGGATCGAGTTGAATAGGGAGGATGCCATAGAAGCGGAGGCGGTCATCCACATGGGCAACTTCCTCCTGATCGAGAGCAAATAGCATGACCACCGCATCCTCAGCTGCCGCAATTCTCCCGCGCGTTCATGCGGCACATGCTGTAGAATCTTAGCTTGCCGGTGACGGCTCGGTTTAAAGCGCGAATGGGTTGATCGCCCCGCCACGCCGCAACGTGGCTAGCGCCCGAACAATTACCTTTGCGGAGGTTCTACGAACTTCTATAAGCACTATCTTGGTGACTATGCCAGGGACACGGCGCATCTCTCAGTCACCGAACATGGCGTCTATCGCCTCCTGATGGACCATTACTACGCGCTCCTCAAGCCTCTACCTGACGATTTTGCCTATCTTTGCCGCGTTGCAAAATGTCACTCAAGGCATGAAAAGGCCGCTTTGAGATCAATTCGAGATCAATTCTTCGACATCATCAACTGTCAACTTAGACACACACGCATAGACCAAGAAATCCTTAAATATCAACAAAACTCCGATACGAACCGTAAAGCAATCGAATCGAGATGGAATACGAACCGTAATACCAAGCCAGAAGCCAGAAGCCAGATACCAGAAGAATCTAAGTCAACACCATTAGCTTCGAGCCCTAACGGGCTCTCGGCTGGTCTCAATGGCAAAAGCGTTGCTTACATTCCGCTAGTGGACGGAACTGAATTCGGGCTTTCAGAAGGTGAGTTGGACGAGCTAAAGAAGGCCTACCCGGCTCTTGACTGCAAGCAGACAATGCTTGAAATCAGGGCATGGTGCATAGCTAATCCAACAAGGAAAAAGACCAGGAGAGGCGCAATGCGGTTCATCAATTCATGGATGGCTAGGCTTCAGGATCGGGCGCGCTGATGGCATACGACAGACCAGAGCGGGAGGCGGAGCATAAAAAGGCCGCAGGACCCACCATGTGCGAATGGAATGAGATGGGGGCCAACTGCCCGCATCGCGGCATCCTTTCACCCGGTAATCTCGGCTATGGCCCCTGGTATTGCCGCGAGCATTTCTATGATCTGCGCGGCTATCCGGATATGAAAGCTGAGAACCTGCATGGCAACCAGCTGCCAAAGACGCCACTGCATTCGATTGCGGTTGACGAGATACACAAGAAAATACGCGAGAAATTCGCGGCCAGAACGGCTCCGGCGGTCAATCCTACCGCCTTCGCGCATCCCATTGAGGACGAGGAAACGGAGGCTGCGTTTGCGGCTTATATGGCCGAACCCGTAAAAGAGGACTCCGAAACGCCGCAGGAAGTATCCTAAACCGCGCCAGGATCACCCAGGAGCTAATATTGTCTCTTCCGTGGCTCCCACTGAGGGACCTTTTCCTTGACGGGGACCTCAGCCCGCAAGCGCCTCTCAGCCAGCAGCCGATAGAACGAACTGGGCAGCACGCCTGCCTTCCGCGCCGCCGCATGAGCATTGACCCCGGCAGCATGTAGCCGCAGGGCTTCCTTCATCTCGGCGGAGCGTTTAGCGCCCATTAGGCAGGACTTGCTTGTAATGACAAAGCGCATTGACGGCCTCGCTCGCATCCATGCCGCGCAGAACCATTTCTTCAAGCGCCTGACGGCGAGGGACTGGCTGCGAATGCCCGCACAGCACCAGCTCATCAAGCCAGCGGTCCGTTATGGTCTTATTCATGCCGCACCTTCGTCAACACGGCGCGGGCAAGAATGCGAATGGCTCGGCTCAAAGCTAAGCCATTTGTTCGGTCGCACATAGCGTCTATCCGTTTCAGCGCCTCGACCAGCTCCCTGTTCTGCGCGGCGAGGGCGTCATTAGAATACTTCAAGTTGTCGCGTTCACAGACGAGCGCGGCCATAACAGACCCTTCACGCTCGACATTTTCCAGCGCCTCCAGCGATACGCCTTCAAGGGCATTGACGCAAGCCACGATACGCCGGGCGTTGGCGTTAGTATGTACGTCGGCTATAGGATCAAGCGTGCCTCCAATAGTGTCTCCGTTACGATAAATCGTGTTTTCGGTGGCGACGTTTCCAGGCGAGCGTTTAACAATCCACTTACCGGGCGTATGCTCTCCCGCGCGGGGCTTTGCGTTAGGGGCGGTCATTTCGTTCTCCCTCATGGTTTCAAAGTAGGAATAGTCGCTGGGCCAGTAGGACATGGCGCTAGATAGCTGCCAGTCGGCGCAGTTGAGCGCGGCTGATGCCTTCCTTCGCCATGCGCTCCTTGCACAGCGCCACAGTTTCAGCGGAGTTCGCCTTCACGGTCGCGTCGGTGAAATTCCTGACGCGGGCTTCAGCCTCAGTAAGAATCTGCCACAATTCACGATAGGTCATCATTCCTCCCGTTTGCCTTACGTTGGAAATCATCCCCGGTGTAGCGACCGGCGGCGCTAGAGCCATTGCTGACGTGTCCTGATTCTGGAAATCTGCGTCTGTGATACCCCAAACTCTGCGGCGATAGCTTCCTGCGGCTTGGTCGAAGCTCTGATGGCGATGACTTGCTCCAAGGAGAGCTTAGCGTTGTAGTTGGCCGTTCCAGCCTGAACGCGTCCACGCGATCCGTCTGGATTGCCGCGACCGCGACCCTTGAGGTGCATATCGCGGTTATTGTCGCCGCGAGTCCCAAGGAATAGATGGGCTGGATTTACGCAGCATCGCACATCGCATGAATGGCACACGCACAGAGCGCCAGTGATCTGGCCACGGTAAAGCGCATAGGCCATTCGATGGGCATACTGATTGAACCATTTCGCATAACCCTTCTCGCTGAGTTTGCGCATCCAAATCCAGCACCCAGAGAAGGGAATGCGCTCAATGGTGGCTTCAAATTGTTCAAGGTTCATCAGATTACCCCAATCGGACTGCTCACCCTCACTGTAGCATTATGAACTAGCGCTGTCAAGCACTATTTGCGTCAGCACAAACAAAGGTGTAGAACGCAAGCATCACCAGAGCACAGCCGCCTGAACGGGCGTCCCCGGAGTGGGAATGGCTTTGGGGGGATAGGGGGGCCGTAACATGGAATTCCCACCATTTGCATTTTCTACTCCAGAAAGTGCTACGATAGACGCAATGAACGAACACCACTACTCCCGCATTGATGCAGGACAATCACGGCAATCCATCACGAAGCCCATAGCAGCCATCCCGGTCGAAAACCCCGACCTGCCTTCAGCCAAAGCCCAGATCGTCGCACAGGCGATCTTAGATCACTCCGAAGGCAAATCTCTCCGTCAGATAGCCCAGCACCTCGATGTTAGCTACGAAGGATTGCGCATCTGGATGCTTCAGGAGCAACCAGCTAACTACAAAGCCGCCCAAGAACTCGGGCTAATCTCAAGGATCGTCTATGCGGATAAAGAGTTGGATGATGCCGCAAACAGCCTTGATATCGCACGCGCACGCGAGACTGGCAAGTTCGCTCGATGGGATGCAGAGCGCAGACTCCCTCACTTATTCGGTCAAAAGCAAGAGGTGACGCACAAGGGACACGCTCCGGTCCTGAGCATCACGATTGTGGATAACTCGGGCAAAATCGTGGATAACTTGGGTCAGGATCAACATAGCAGCGTTATGTTAAATACGCCTGAGCTGCCTCAGAAGTAGGCAAGCATCGGCTCGCCCCGGTTTCAAGACTCGCGCGGTCATGCGCTGTAAGCATGCTTTCCCTGCCAGGTTTTGACCCAGGGGGCTATCTTTCCGGCTTGACGGGCAAGGGGCTATGCTGGGTTACATACTCCCCATCCCCCAGAAAAATGAGCCCGGAGAGTGCTTGCAATTTAAAATCATGTGTGATTCAATATCGCATGGAAGAAATTAAGCGGTTGCCGTGCGAGGAGCTTGGAAAATGCATCTACCCGAGTTGTTTGAAAAGTTGCCATGATCCAAACTGCAAGAGCTTATGCCACCTCGGGCCGTCGTGGCATCAAAGGCATCTGGTTATAGAAGCAGAACGCGCAGGAAAACTTCGTGCCGGAAATTAAGAATGCTGGGGCGCAGGCGGTTCGGACTCCTCCCTCCGATGCGGTGCTGCCTGCGACCTCAGCTTCGGTATCCGGGAAGAAGATTGGAAGGCCGAGGTTGAACCGGACTGCGGAAGAAAAAAAAGCGCTGAGGAGGGAGTATTTGAGGAAGTATCGGGCGAGGAAACGTGAGTCTGCTTGAGTTGCTGATGCAGCATCTGGTGCCTGCTGGTCCTGCGCCAGCGCAGAGGGTGGCGGGGGTGCTGCCTGGGAGGAGTCCATCGCAGGAGGATTTCCTGCTGCAGCAGTTGCGTGCTCAGAGCGATGTGAAGAGTCTGGAAGCGCTGTTCCAGAAGTACAAATGAGGTACTTGGTTCTAGGCGCTTCGAGTTTCTACGGTTCGAATTTCTTGAAATTCCTGCAGGAAAAAGGTGAGGATGTCAAAGGACTCAGCCGCCCCGAGTTTGATCTGCGCAAGGATTTCATGGTCCCCAACGCAGATATCGTCGTCAACTTCATTGCCGAGAGTCTTGTTGCCGAATCTTGGGAAGACCCCGAGCGCTGGCTCGAAACGAACGTCGTATGCACCAACCGGCTATTTGAGGAAATACGCAAGAAGGAAATAGGCCTCTACATCCATATTTCCACGCCGGAAGTGTATGGGTCGAACACCCACTGGATGAAGGAGCGCCGCGACTACCTGCCGGCGACGCCGTATGCGGTCTCCAGAGCCGCAGCGGATATGATGCTGCAAGCCTACTGGAAGGCTTACCGTTTCCCCATGATTATCACCAGGACTGCGAATATCTATGGCAAAGGCCAACAAGATTTCAGGCTCATCCCGAAAGCGTTCTCCTTGCTGGCATCCGGAATGCCCTTTCCAGTCCGCGGGACTGGGCGTTCTCAGCGTAGCTTCATCCACGTTCGAGATGCAGCCCGAGCACTATATGTGCTTTCCAAAGACGGAAAAGCCGGAGAGCACTACCACATCTCGACCCGGAAGCAACACTCGATCCTAGAAGTCGTGAGGATGATCTGCAAGATATTGGGTAAGGGCGAGGTTGAGTTTGAAAAAGACAGACTCGGGAAAGACCATGCCTACCTGCTGAACTCGGACAAGATGAGGGCGTTGGGCTGGTACGATCAGATCGAGCTTTATGAGGGGTTAAGAGATTATGCAGATCATGGCGGTTTCCTTGAAGACAGCAGAAGATTTCTTGTCGAAACATGAAAGACACTATAAGGCTCCCGTTGAACCTGTCTGCGCCATAGGGGTTGGCGATGAAACCGGTCTCCATGGCGCAGCAGTCCTCGGAAGAAACGGCGAAGATGCAGAACTTGCCCATATCTATTGCGACGGAGCCTCCCAAGCCTATAGCCTCCTATACGGAGCTTGCTGGCGCACCCTCAAAGCCTTGGGGTACAAAAAGGCCGTTCTGTGAGCGTCTGAGGGTTTTCGAGGAATATATCCTCGCGCATCTGGAAGAAATTCGCTGCCCAGTTCACCTTTCTCTAGGTCAGGAGCTTGTGTCAGAGGCTATCCATCGAAATATCCTTAAAGGCGATTGGCTATTCTCTACTCATAGAAACCATGGACATTATCTAGCGAAGGGCGGGAGCGAAGACAGGCTGTGGGATGAAATATGCGGTTTGGAGACTGGAATTAATCGCGGTATGGCAGGCAGTCAGTGTTTCTCCGATCCTGCGATAAACTTTCACGCGAGTTCAATTGTCGGCGGATCGATCGGTATTGCCGTGGGCGCGGCTTTTTCGTTGAAGGGAAGCGGAAATCTGGTCGTGTGCTGCCTGGGAGATGCCGCCACAGAGCAGGGGGTCTTCTGGGAAGCATTGAATTTTTCTGCATTGAAAAAACTCCCCATTTTTTTTATCTGCGAAAATAATCGATTGTCCATTGATGTCCCCATTGTGGAGCGTCAGACTGTCGGCATAACCCGGAGGGTCAAGACCTGGATCGAGATAGCGCCGACCATAAAACAAGGTTTCGAGATGGGCAGAATAGCCCCGATGTTTCACGAAGCCTTTGTAACCAGAGAGGGGAAGCATTGCTATTTTCAGAAGAAATAAATAAGGCTCTGGACGAAGCCCTGAAGGATGAGAGGACACTGCTATGCGGACAACTCGTGAACTACGGTCATTCAGCCCTAACCCGTGGGCTGGAGAAGAAATATCCGAATCAAGTGGTGACCTATCCGGTGGCGGAGAATTTGATGAATGCGAGTGCGATGGGGATGAGCTTGGCGGGCAAGAGACCGATTGTATTGCATGAGCGCTTCGACTTCGCCTTAGTTGGAATGGACGCACTTATCAACCATATTGCGATCTGGCCGAAGAAATGCGCAATGAAATTGCCTTTGGTGATGATGATAGTGGTGGGACACGGTAAAGGTCAGGGACCGCAGCAGAACAAGGATTTCACTGGATGGTTCAGGGAAATGGAGGGCTGGACTGTCCTTGAGCCGCGTCTTCCTGGATCGGCCTCCGTTGCTGTTCACGCTGCGACTCTTGCCGAGTCTCCGGTAATGCTCATTATCCATCGGGAGCTGTATTGATCTTTCCCGATGGTTCGATGGCCGGATATAGCTGGGAGAACGATCCGAAGCGCTTTGCCTTCACCTGCGCCAGATACAAATTCATTGCGAAGATGGTAGAGGGCATGGACAAGGTGCTGGAGGTCGGCTGTAATGATGGGTTTTTCTCACGCATCGTCAGACAGCATGTAAATCATCTGGTAGGAATGGACAATGACCCGAAGGCTGTTGAACTCGCCAAGGAGATGAACTCTGAGAAATGGAACATCTACTTTCAGCAGTGGAGCATACTGGATTCGACAGTGTTGTCTCAGCCAGGGTTCGATGCTGTGTATTGCCTGGATGTATTCGAGCACATAAAGGAGGAGGATGTTCTTCTACAAAATCTCGTATTTTTTGCTCCTATGTGCATTATCGGCACTCCTAGCCTTGAGTCTCAAATATATGCTTCTCCGGTATCTAAAGCGGCGCATGTTAATACGGTTACGAAATCACAACTCCGAACCAAGATGAAGAAATATTGGAAGCATGTTATTTGCTTCGGGATGCAGGACGAGGTTCTTCATACCGGCAAAGACGAAATGTGCAATTATATTTTCGGTCTTGGGTTCAAGTGAAACTCCCTCGTCCTGAGCCTGCCCTCGGCATCTTGGCCTACGCCCAAGAGCGCGATCTGTGCGTCAACATGGATCGCAGGAAGGCCGATAACTGGCGCTCCTATATCCAGACTAAGAATCTAGGCTGGCGCTCGACGATTGGCTATTTACCGATCAAGCTCGATATCGAAAACTGCTCACGCTGCAATTTCGCGTGCACTATGTGCGCGGTATCGAAGTGGGCGCACGGCAAGCGCGCAGACGACATGACGCTGGAGGAATTCAAGGCGCTCATCGATGAGCAATACGGTTTGGTCGAGATCAAACTGAACGGCCTGGGCGAGGCTTTGATGCAGGGGGATGATTATTTCGAGATGGTCAAGTATGCGAGGGCCAAGCATATCTGGGTGCGGATGACCACAAACGCCTCGCTCCTGCATCTACGGGACAACTACAAAAAACTCATCGACTCCGACGTGAACGAAATAGATATCTCGATAGACGGCGCAGACCAAAAGACATTCGAGGGGATCAGGATACAGTCTGACTTCGATCAGGTCGTAAAGAACGCGAAGCAACTGAACGATTGCTGCGCTGGGACGAGGACGAAGATGTGGACGCTGGTGCAGAAGGCCAATTATACCAATTTGGCCGAACATCTTCATCTGGCTGACTATATGGGATTCAAGAATGTCGTGTTCTCCATGAATATGCACGGATGGGCCGACCCTGAATTGAAAAAGCGCAACGACGCCGAAATGGTCAATCTGAGCGAAGACTATATTTCGCATCTTATGGAGACCGCCAAAAACAAGAGAATTAAACTCGCGTTCTGGGATGTAAATGATAAATTCGATACCGATATCATGCAGCACCGCTGCCCGTGGCCCTTCGAACGGGCCGTAGTGACCTCCGATCTGAGGACTGTTCCTTGCTGCATGATCGGCGATCCTGATAAATTCGAGATCGGGAAAGGCAAGACATTCCTGGTGAACTGGAAATCCGAGGAATATCGTGATTTCAGGCAGGCCCATATAGACGGAAATATTCCAGACGTCTGCAAAGCCTGCTACAAATGAAGGTGCTGATTCTCGGCGGAGGATTCGCCGGAACGACGGCAGCTTATCTTCTCCAGAAAGAAGGCTATGAAGTTACCCTCATGGAGAAGGAGCCTCATCTGGGCGGCGGGTGCAGGACTTTCTTCTATGGCGGTCATCCTTTTCAATACGGCCCGAGGGTCTATTATGGATATAGCAAAAAAGTCTTTGACTGGGTTAATTCGTTCACGCCAATTCGCAGGTTTCCTTTTGAACTTAGAACCTTTGTTGAAAGCGATCAACGCTTCTACCACTACCCGATACATGAGGACGACTTGCCCTCAATGCGGGCATACGCACAGATTAAATCTGAACTCGCAGCCAGAGACAACTCCAAGGAACCCAAGGATTTCGAGGAATACTGGATCAACCGAGTAGGGCGAACGCTCTACGATATGTTCGTCAACAACTACTCTAAAAAGATGTGGATGATCGATGACAACCGCATCTTCGACATCTTCAAATGGAGCGCCAAGGACAAGCCGATAGAGTCAGGGCCGAAGGGGACTTATAAGGATTCGATCATCGGCTATCCGTATGCCCATGATGGATACAACGCCTATTTCGATGTGATGACGGAGAATGTCGAAGTTAGATTGAACGATTCATATTCTTGGTATGACAGGCACACTTTATCTTGCGAGGATTTCGATCTTTACATTAACACAATTCCTATTGATGAATTTTTGGGATATGAATTTGGAGAGCTTCCATATGTTGGAAGAGATTTTCAAGTCATCATTCTGCCCTGCAAGCAAGTTTTTCCAGCGGATATCCGCTTCTGCCACTATGCGGGTTCAGAGCCGCACACCAGAATAACGGAGTTCAAAAAACTGACCTATCATGAGTCTGAAGATACCCTCTTGGTCATTGAGACCCCTTCGCATAAAAACAAGCTATATCCCTATCTCACCAAAGCAAATATGGCTACCGTGGGGAAATACCTGGATTCCCTACCACAAAACGTTTATTCCATTGGAAGGCTTGGCACGTACAAATATTCGACGATTGAGCAAACTATCTGCCAAGCATTTGAAGTGGTATCGAAGATTACGGGCAAGTCCAATCCAATGGCAGATCAATTCTTTGGCATCGGCGACACTGCATTGATGAAAGATAGAAAGTGACTAAAACGGTTCTATACGATCTATCGGTAATGCCTACTACCTTTGATTTCGCCTGTACGGCAGTCATGGCGAAGACTTTGGGCTATGAGGAAATCAGGTTCGTCGTGGATAAGCCCATGACGGAATGGAAGTATCCGGCGAAGATAGGCTGGAGGCGTTGGGCGAATATCCTAGTTCCACTGTGCGAGTTGGCCGACCTCAGTTTCTCTGTGGGCCGCGAGATTCCCGGTGATACATTGGGTTATACGACCGGGAATGTCGAGGAGATATTCAAACGAACCGGCAAGATCACGAAATTGAGGCCAGTGGAACTGCCGGATAAGTCAGGTTATATAACAATCACTCTAAGGCAATCATTCAGGAATGAATGGCGTAATTCAAGTCCCGATTGGCTCAAGGTCGCCGAATGGCTAAAATCAGAGGGTGAGGAAGTCTATATCCTCGAAGAATCTGAAGAAGTCCCTATCGCTATTGAAAAGCGCATGGGCATTTATTGTAATGCCAAGATGAATCTGGCCGTCGGTAATGGCCCGATGGTTCTATGTTGGCTATCCGAGGCCCCATATCTGACTTTCCAGCTTCCAAAGGGCCCGGAGAAGGAATACACCGCCTTGGTGGGACAGTGGGATCGCATGGGATTTCCAGTAGGCTCTCAACTGAGCTTTAAAAATGAAAGACAGGAAATCGTCTGGGATACTGATGACTATGAGATCGTTAAGACCCACTGCGAAAAGCACTTGTTTGACAAGAACTTAAAGAAAGGCGCAAACTCGCGCGCTAATGAACGGCATACGGCTTGAGCCAAAGCAAGGTCAAGCTTTCCAAACATCCGCAACAGAAGTTCTCTACGGCGGCGCTGCCGGTGGAGGTAAAAGCTACCTCCTCAGAGTCTCAGCGATCAGATGGTGCATGGAGATACCCGGTATCCAGGTCTATTTCTTTCGTCGCACCTTGCCCGATCTTCGAGATAACCATTTAAGGGGTCCGACCTCGTTTTTTGTCATATTGGCTGATTTACTGCAAAGCGAGAACATCAAATATCGGGCGCAGGAAAATGAATTCGAGTTCTGGAACGGTGCGATCCTGCATCTTTGCTATTGCGACTCCGAAAATGACGTGGAAAAGTACCGCGGGGCGGAAATCCATGTGCTTTGCATAGATGAACTGACACACTTTTCCGAATATCAATATCGTTTCTTGAGGTCTCGCGTCCGTAGGGCCGGTCTCGAAGTGCCAGAGAAATACAAGAAAATGCTCCCGAGGATAGAAGCAGCTTCAAACCCTGGATCGATAGGTCATGCCTGGGTCAAGAGAACATTCGTAACGCCCAAGCCGTTCAATGAGGTCTGGAGAGCTCCTTCGGAAGAAGGTGGGATGTTGCGGCAGTTCATCCCGGCGAAATTGTCAGATAATCCGCATTTGACCAACGATGATCCAGACTATGCAAACCGCCTCAGAGGGCTTGGAACCAGCAGTCTGGTACGGGCAATGCTCGAAGGAGATTGGGACATCATCGCCGGTCAGGCTTTTGAGAAGCTGCGTCGAGAAACCCATTGTATCGATCCTCTATCTCCCCCTGAAGATTGGCTCGTCTTCGGTTCGTTTGACTGGGGTAGCTCCCGTCCGTTTAGTTATGGTCTGTGGTGCATCTCCAACGGAGAAAAACTCCCAGACGGAAGGTGCTATCAAGCCGGGGCAATGATCCGGTACGACGAGTGGTATGGCTGGAGCGGTAAAGCCAATGAGGGCTTGAGAATGGACGTGCGGGAGGTCGCCCAAGGCATCTTCAAACTGGAAAATGAGCGCGTTCCTGCTTACAGGATCGGCGATTCGAGCATGTGGGATGTGGATGGGGGACCTTCCATTGCGGAGCGCTTCAACAATAACGGTATTGTGATGCGGCCTGCGCCCAAAGGTAAAGGCTCGCGGCATAACGGCTATGTGGAAGTGCGAAACAGAATCTCAGGAAATGACGACGGTCCGATGCTGTATGCCACCAAGAATTGTCATGCTGGCTTCTGGAGGACGATGCCGGAACTGGTGATGGATGAGCACCAATACGGTATGAAGTCTGAGCAGATAGACACCGATCAGGAAGACCATGTATCGGACGAAGTGATGTATGCCTGCATGAGCCGTCCATGGATGAGGCATATTGAGCCGGTAGTAGCGGTGCCTGAAAGATGGCTGGCATTCGAGGAAGAGGAGGCCGAAACGTGGCGGACAACATAACAGATGAGTTAGAAGTAGATCATGGGCTTTTGATACAGTGGGTCAATGAAGCCGAAGATGCCACCGATGATTCCCGCGCACTTTCCGAGAAATGCCGAGATTATTATGACTCGAAGCAATGGACGGACCCAGAGATAAAGAAGCTCAAGACCCAAAAACAAGCACCGACAGTCTCCAATCGCATCAAGCCGAAAATTGACAGCTTGATGGGAATGGAGACTACGAATAGAACGACCGCAAAAGCATTTCCTAGGACTCAAAAGCATGAAAAGGCTTCCGAAGCCGCCACGGAAGCTATCAGGTTCGTATTGCAGGACAATACTTTTGAGAAGACCCGCTCGTCAGCTTTCGAGAATATGTTGATCGAAGGAATTGGCGGATGTGAGGTCATAGTCAAGCCGGTAAAAGATGACTTCAAGGTCATCATCAATCAGATTCCTTGGGATAGGATGTTTTTTGATCCTCATTCAAGACGGAAAAATTTTTCCGATGCGCGTTACTTGGGCCAAATCGTATGGATGGATTTCGACGAAGCTCTGGAACTCTATCCAGAAGGAGAAGACCATCTTAATACTATGTCTTCTGGCTCAACTACCTTCGATGACAAGCCTCGCTGGCTAGACTCCAAGAGGAAAAGAGTAAAAATCGTTGAGATGTACTACGGCAAGGATGGCGACATTTGGTATTCGTGTTTTACCCGTTCAGGGTTCCTGAAAGAACCGAAGATATCACCCTACAAGGATGAAGAAGACAATACCGAATGGCCGTATGAATTCGCTTCTCCGTTTGTCGATAGAGAAGGTGGGCGCTACGGTGCTGTGAGACAGCTTTTGGATATGCAGGACGAGATAAACAAGAGGAGGTCGAAGGCACTGCATTTGATGTCAGTCAGGCAAGTGAGGGGAGAACGCGGCGCTGTTGAGGACGTGAATAAGGCCCGCCAAGAACTTGCGAAACCCGACGGATATATTGAGACTACACCAGGCATGGAATTCGAGGTCCTGAAGACCGGCGACATGGCGGCGGCTCAGTTCAACCTCTTGACTGAGGCCAAGCAGGAAATAGATGCGGTGGGGGCGAATGCGGCTCTCATGGGGAAAACTACGAATCAGGATGCTTCCGGGCGCGCATTGCTCGCCAGAGAAGCAGCTGGCAAGACTGAGTTAGCCCCAGTTTTCGATACACTCAAAGGGTGGGATTACAAAGTCTATAGGAAGGTCTGGAACAGAATCCACCAGTATTGGAAGGCTGAGAAGTGGATTCGCGTCACCGATGACGAGCAAAATCTACGCTGGGTCGGATTGAATAAGCCCATGACCAAGGGCGAGGTCGTCCTACAGAATGCGCAGGAGCAAAATATTCCACCAGAGCAGTTGCAGCAACTACAGCAGCAAATAGATGCGAATCCTGCAATGAAGGAAATCGACCATACGCATAATGATGTCGTGGAAATGGACGTTGATATTGTCTTGGATGACGTTCCAGACGCCATTACTTCACAGATCGAGGACTTCCAGACATTGGGTGAGATGGTCAAATCGGGCTTCCCAATTCCTCCGCTGGCTGTAATCGAAGCCTCACCGCTCACGAACAAGACCAGGATTCTGAAGATGATGAAGGAACAGCCGCAAGTTCCTCCGCAACTTCAGAAGCAGATGGAAAAGATGCAGGAAGACCTCAAAAAGGCGAATGAAGAGAATCAACAACTGAAAGCTGGAACTCAGGCGAAGATGGCGCAGATTGATGCTGATAAGCAAGCATCTGGCGTGAAGATGCAACTTCACCAGCAGGAAACCGCAGCGAGCCTTGCTCACGAACGCGAAGCCAATGCCGCCAGATTGCAATTTGAGCGCGAGAAAGCCGCTCAGGAGTTGCAACTACAGAGAGAGAAGGCGCAGCAGGAAGCCGACCTTCTTGTCTGGAAGGCGAAGTTGGAGGCCGAGACCAAAGTATTGGTCGCGCAAATCGCAGCCAAACAAGCTGGGGAGCAAGCATTACTCGAAGCTGAAACTGCCGCCGATGTCAATTTCGTCAAGGATGAGGGCGGCGCGACTGGCACCAAGCCAAAGATCAGAGATGTTATAGCTAGTCTCGCCGATGGCCTAAAGACCATGCAGGACACCCACTCGAAAGGCATCCAGGAGCTTGCCAAGTCGCACCAGCAGTCCACTGAGAAACTTCTAGCCCATATCTCAAAGCCTCGGACTATCACGGCGAAGAGTTCCAATGGCACGACGCTTACGGCAACCACGCATTAATGGCTTTCACCCTAGTACAACAAAATAGTGGTACGGCGAACGGAACTTCGATCACTGTAAGTTATGGTTCCACGCCGACAAACGGGAATCTCTTAATAGGTGTTATTGGATCGAATGATGGAGGGGCTACCGATCCGACAGGATGGTCTACAGCCGTTAACAAGGTCAATGTCACCGATGACGATTTCGTTAGGATTTCCTATAAAGTCGCCGGGGCCGCGGAGACTACTGCGGTCGCTTTTACCGGTCTTGTCGGCAATAGTCATGGTCTTGGAATTTTAGAGTTTGCCACGCCTACGGCTTCACCGATTGATGTTACGTCATCCGCTGGCGAAAGTCTGGCTGCTACCTCTCAGACATCAGGCACGACCGCAGCAACGGCGCAAGCCGATGAGCTCAGTATCGTAGGATTTCAGATACGCGCTGATGTTACCACTCCATCTCTATCCAATGGCTTCACATTGCAGCACGATCTATTCAACGCCGTAACCGTTTTAGTCGGCTATAACATAGAAAGTGCCACCGGAACTAAGGAATCAACAGCTTCATGGACAGTCGCCGGGAACTCAATCGGCGTAATCGCTACTTTCAAGGCTGCGGCTGCGGTAGGCGATACTTCCACTCCAATTCTTAATTTCATGTTCTGATGGCCTCAGTCAGACACGCAACATCGGTTCAAGGTGCCGATGATCCTGGAAAGTCGGTACAGGCGGCACAATGGAATGAAGACCATACGCTTGTAGGCATCCCCGATCAGGCGTCATTAGATGCCGTCAGCGCAGCTGTCTCTGTTGTAGCGGCGAATCTTTCTGCATTGAGCGTCACAGTCGCCGGAATTGGCGGTGGCGAGGTTCATCCCACTTCGGCTGAGTTTGTCAGCCTTCAAGCTGACTTCTCCACTCTGAGCATTCAGGTCACGAACGTTTCCGCTGCCGTAAGCGTCGTGGCGGCAAATCTCTCCAATGAGATTTCCCTGCGTTCTTCGCAGATCAACACTGCATCCGGGGCCGTTAGTACGCTTTCTTTGGCCGTTTCAGTCGTAGCTGCTGCTCTTTCAAATGAAACCTCGGCACGTATAGCGGGCGACAACGCAGCTTCTGGAGCCGTGAGCACTCTAAGTCTTGCTCTTTCGGCTGAAACTGCCGCGAGGATAGCGGGGGATAACACAGCCTCCGGCGCAGTGAGTACACTCAGCCTCGCAGTTTCGGTGGTTGCAGCTGCGCTCTCGAATGAAATTTCTCTCAGATCATCCCAGATCAATACAGCTTCTGGTGCTGTAAGTACATTGTCTCTAGCTGTATCTGTGGTAGCGGCGGGACTGTCAAACGAAATCTCCGCAAGGAATGCGACAAGCAATGCTATTAGCACTATGAGTCTTGCCGTTTCAGCAGCAGAGGCCCACGCCGCCGCCGCTTCCGCTGCTGTCAGCACTTTGAGCCTTGCGGTTTCGGTTGTGGCCGCGCAGCTTTCTGCTACTAGCGTTCAAGTAACGGCAGTCTCTGCTGCGGTGTCAGTGGTCGCTGCTGGCTTGAGCGCACTGAGCATTCAAGTCTCTACCCTTTCGGCGCAGATGACCTCACTTGTCGCATCCAAGATCGTAATGCTTGGAGCACAGACAATATCGGTATCGGCTCTAACCAATGTTTCCGGGCAAGCATTCTCGGTAGGGGCGAATAATACCTACGCTTTCAAGTATATGATTATTTACCAAGCCGCCTCGACTGCTACAGGGTTGGGAGTGAGCGTGACCTTCCCTGGGATGAAGACATTTGCGGCTACTGCCTATATCACTTCTGGTGCGACCGGAACTGCGAACACATTCTCTGGGCCTATAACGGCCTCTGGAACTAAGATTCAAGCTCTAAGCTGTCAGACTGCCGCGACGGACTTTTACGCCGTGATAGAGGGAGCTTTCCAGGTATCTACTTCAGGCACCTTGCAGCTTCAGGCCGACTCTGGAGTTGGCGGGACTTCTGCTCAGGTCATCATCAGGCCAGGAACATTCGGAATGGTATGGAGGGGCGCTTGAAGCGTCTTGATGTCCTAAAGACGAAGGTCAATACCTCTTACTGCATTTCTGATGAGCGCAGGGATCAGCAGATGCGTCTTTCGAACGCGCGGATCAATGGCAGAGTTCAGCCAGCAACGCAGATTTATGACGAAGAAATAGCCATTGTCTGCTACGGGCCGTCCCTGAGAAAAACTTGGACAACAATAAAATCCTTCAAGAAGATTATGACTTGCTCTGGAGCGCATAAATTCCTCTTGGAAAGAGGGATCATGCCCACTTGGCACGTTGATCTAGACCCGCGCGAGCATAAAACTAAGATGCTCGGAGAGCCTCACAAAGATGTCGAATATCTGATGGCGTCATGTTGCCATTCGAGCATGTTCGATAAGCTTGAAGGCTTCAATGTGAAACTGTGGCATATCTACGCCAATGAAACGAATAAGGAGCTTCCCAGGACTTACCCGCGCGGCGACTGGATTCTGACCGGCGGCAATAATGTCGGGATGAGGTGTCTAGTGATGGCGCGTCTTTTGGGCTACCGGAACTTCAATATCTTTGGCATGGACTGTTCCTTCCCCAAGCATGGTTCCCACCATGCTGATGCCCACCTGAATCCATCATCAAGGATTTATGAGACCCCATACGACGGGAAGATGTACTACTGCGAGCCAGTGATGCTTGACTATGCGCGTAATTTCTTCCATGAAGTAGAGCAGCTTCCAGATGTGACGATCAAGATGCACGGCGAGGGCCTCTTGCAGCATATGGTCTACAAGAAAATGGGCGACCAGATAAAGGTCAAACCCAAGGCCGTGATTGCGTTTTCAACTCCAGTGACGATCACGCCAGCATACGTAGAATTGAACAAGAAGATGCACCTGAATCCGATCTATGGGATCGGTGGAAGGGCGCGTAAGGAAGTAGTTTTGAAGCTCTCAGAGGCCCTGAACACGCGCTCCATTCTTGATTACGGCTGCGGGAAAGGAACCTTGGCCGCGAGCCTAGCTTTCCCTATTTGGGAGTATGACCCGGCTGTGCCCGGCAAGGATTCAGTGCCTCGTGCTGCTGATCTGGTCGTGTGCCTGGATGTGCTGGAGCACATCGAACCAGAGATGCTGGATAATGTCTTGGGCGATCTCGTCAGATGCTCGAACAAAATGCTCTTTGCCATCATAGACACCGGCCCAGCGGAAAAGGATTTGCCTGATGGCCGTAACGCTCACCTAATCCAGCAGGATAAAGACTGGTGGCAGGAGAGGCTGGGCAAATTCTTCAAGATCGGGGCAATCCTCCAGACCGGGCCTGAGCTTCATTGCGTCCTTGAGCCTAAGAAGATGGGGCCATTGTGACGGGCATCTTCAATTCGATAATTTTTGCCAACAATATCTTCAACGTTGGTACTGCGGGGCCGATACCGCCCGCTGTCGTGGCGGACGCCAAGCCCGGCGGGGGCGGGATCGAGGGGGTCTACAAGCCTACCGGGCTTACAAAGCGCAAAAAACTCAAGCTCAAAAAAGTAGACGAGCGGATCGAGGAATTTCAGGATGCGCAGATCGAGATTACGAGGAAACTCAGGCAGGAGTTCATTGAGGAGAGCCCTGCCACCATTCGCCAAATAAATATTATGTCGATGGCGGAAATAGAAACGGAAATTGGAACTTTAATGCGAGAAAAAATTAGAACCGAGGAAGAGGAGCTAATGCTAATACTTTTAATTGCGCAAGCGTCTTCCTAAGCAATTTATGTAGAGCAATGTGACATGAACGGCACAGCCATTCAACCTCTAATGGTTTGGAGTAATCGTGATGGTGTTTCTGGCTATCAGGTGATTTACAGACCTCACAGGGCTGTTTCTTCAATTTTCCCCTCTTCTGATATTCATTGGCATAAGCTCTACAATTTGAAGCCTTGCGCTCGGCCTTGGATAGCAATCTATGAGGAGGGCGAGTTTGACGCATATTCGCCGCATGACATTTAGCACAGTAGCTCGCAAAACGTATGTGCTCAGATTCACGATAGCGGTTATGTTCCACGCCGCATATCGCGCAAATGCCAATTTTCATCAAGGCATTATAGCATGTTTTAGTGGAACAATGTGCCGCCTACACGAAGGGCGTTAGGAGATTCAAATGCCGGAACAAATGACTTTGGACACCATACTAGATGACAAGCCGCCTGTTGACACCCCGCCAGCAGAAGAAGTCAAGATCGAAAGCGACAATGCCAACATCAGGCATCAGGAGAAGGAAGAAGCCGCCCAGGGTCGCGTCAGGGACGGTACGGGTAAGTTCGTCAAGAAAGAGGAAGTCAAGGCCGAAGTAAAAACCGAGGTCAAGACTGAAGTAAAAGAGCCGGAAAAGAAAGAGGTTCCAAAGCAGGAGTTCTCCGAAAAGGAGCGGGCTCTACTTGCTGCCCTGCAAGACGAAAGGCGCAAGCGACAGGCTCTTGAACTCAAGTCCCAAGAGGTCAAAAAGCCTGAAAAGCCATTCTGGGAAGCTCCCGAGGACCATTTCAAGGCCGTAGAAGAGCAACACAAATCATGGGAGCAGAAGCAGAATGAGCGCGAGACCATATCCCTCTTGCGTGTAGCAGAATTGATGGCTCGTAAAGAGCATCCAGATTTCGACGAGAAGATTGAGCATTTCGGCAAGATGGTGCAGGAAATACCTGGGCTTCACGCCCAATGGCTGCAAGCCCCTGATCCAGCCGAGTTCGCCTACAAAACAGCCAAACAACACAAGGATTTGCAAGAGGCTGGCAATATAGATACACTGCGCGAGAATATTAGGAAGGAAGAAAGACTTAAGGTAGAAGCCGAGCTTAAGTCCAAGGAAGAGCAGTTAAAGAAGGAGCGCGACGCATTGCCGGGCACTTTATCGGATGCTCGCGGTACGAAGCAGCAAAAGACCGTCTGGGGCGGGCCACCGTCACTTGACGAGCTTTTGAAAGGGTGACGCCGACCTAAAAGGGCGCATTTGTAGGGCCGCCTCCTTAAGGGCGATTGTAATTGTTATCCGCCGCCGGGTTTCCGGGCGAGAAACAATTTATCAATTGAATTAAGGAGAGTGTCATAGCACAGACATATGCCCAGCCGGGTTTAACTCCGCAAATCTGGGATTCGGACTTCTTTCGCGACTATGTGCGTGCGAGTAGATTTCGCCGCTATATGGGGACTTCGGAAGCTTCAATCATCCAGCTGAAAGAGGAGTTGACCAAAAAGCGGGGCGATTCAGTTACCTTCGCCCTCGTCAATGAATTAGTAGGAAGCGGTGTTACGGGTAACAACACCTTGAGGGGCAATGAGGAAAGACTCGGCTCCCGGTCGATGAAGCTGACGGTTGACGTTCTGCGTCACGCCGTAGCGGTTGATGACTGGGATGACCAAAAATCCGTAATTGACCTTCGCATGGCGGCTCAGACCCAACTTCGGGAATGGGCACAGAAGAAGCTTCGGGACGCGATCATCACTAGTTTGGGTGAGATCGACGGTACGGCGTTTGAATCGGCAACCGGCGCTGCGCGTACCACCTGGAATACGAATAACGCTGATCGCGTATTGTTCGGGTCCAGCACAGCCAATTACACAGCCAATTTCGCCTCGGCGGCGGCTTCAATCGCAGCCAGCGAGCAGCTCGGGCCTCTTACCCTGAGCCTCATGAAACGGCTGGCACAAAAGGCTTCCCCGAAAATTAAGCCGATCTATGTCAAGGAAATGGATCAGGAGTGGTATGTGGCCTTCATTGGGTCTCGCAGTTGGAGAAACCTGACGGAGAACAGCCCGACTACCAACGTCCTCACCTTGGCGAACCGGGATGCCCGTATCAGGGGTGAAGACAATCCTCTGTTCACAGGCGACTCCCTGGTTTGGGACGGTATTATCCTGCGGGAAATTCCTGAAATTCAGCCTCTTCTGGCGGTTTCTGGGTCTGCAGGTACTGCGATCGAGCCCGTTTATCTGTGCGGGGCTCAGGCTATTGGTATCGGATGGGCTCAGAGAACCAAGAGCACGACCGACCTTACCGACTATGGTTTCTTGCATGGGGTAGGGGTCCAGGAAATTCGGGCTATCAAAAAGCTGCGGTTTGGGACTGATCCAACGGTGGATACGACTACGCCGAAGGATCATGGCATAGTGACGGCCTTCGTCGCAGCGGCTTCGGACTAAGGAGAACACTATGGCTGTCTTCACAGCAAATGCAGCGCAAACGACCGCGATGCCGAAAGGCAATCGGACAGGCCTGGTGGCGGTTACTTCGTTCTGGTCGTGGGATCGATCCGTTTCTGTCGGGACTACGATTCAGATGGTCAAAGTACCTGCCGGCGGGACTCCGTTATTTGTTCAGGTGGGCTCCAACAATGCGGGTCAGTCTTCCGTGTCCGTTGGTGATGGGATCAACAATTCCAGATATCTGAACAACATCACCCTTTCCTCAGCAATGGGGATGGTAATTGGTGGTGCCAGCGGAACGGTAATGGCGGTAGCGGCGCCTTATACCTATAGCACGGATGACACTATCGACATCTTCGTGTCTCTGGTATCCATCACAACTATCGGCGGGGCGTTCTATCTGACGACCATTATTTCCATGGACGTTCAGCCCACAGGTACAGTTGTCGGTCTTACTGGCGGTGTAGCAGGCTAAAGGATTGGGGGCGAAAGCCCCCTTTTCCCCATGGAACTATTCGAGGAAGCTACAGAACTACATAAGGCAGGGAAATACAAGGAAGCAGAAGAGAAATATGATCTGCTTTTCACTCAGAATCCAAACAATGCTGGGTTGATAGCAACCTACGCTACATTGTGTCTCCAGACCGACAAGATCGGGCTGGCGATCAGTCTCTATCACCGGGCACTGGAAAAACTGCCCAATCAGAGCGAAGTCCTCTCGAATCTAGGTCTCGCCTACAAAAAGGCGGGCATGAGGGACAAAGCCTTCCAATATCTGGATAAGGCTTGCAAGTTCAATCCGACCGCCGAAGCCCTATCGAATTATGGCGGGCTCTATACTCAGACGAATAATCCTGACAAAGCTATCGATCTTTGTTCTCGTGCCATTGCAAAGAATCCTGAAC